GTATACAAATGCCGTGTTTCGCAGAAACCATTATTCATTGCAAATATCAAAGGTGCATCAAGCATTTCAGCATATTCGGTTGCCTGATCCAGTGCTTTTGTTAAGCTTTTTCCACCTGATTTCGTTTCAATTACACCGATTGGCCGCTTATTTTGTGAATCGAAAAGAACATAATCGGGTCTTTTTTTACTTTTCTTGAGAAACTCATTATTAACAATTCTTAAGATATCTGATTCAAAAAAGACATTTTTGTTTGGATCTTGAATGTCCAAGATCCAGCCCTTGTTAATCAAATTATTGTTAACAATAAAACGTGTATCTTGCTCAATATTAGACATATTGCATAATCCCAATATCTACTATAAAAACTATTGGCAATCTACACATTACACACTAAAACATCAATAAATATTACTATCTAATAAGTGATATACCCCACATTTAAAAGACTGTGTCGGGTTCACAGCTTATTAATCTTTGGTGTTATTAATTTTCTGGCCTAGCTTTCCTTCTTTTACCAACTGCACGACCTGCTCATTAGTAAGCACAGGAATAAAGACCTTGTCGCCAATATCTTTAGAAAGAATCTTTACCTCTTCAGCAGTCAGCACCAAAGCTTCACCATGTTTAGCTGCATCATTGATACGAGCAATAATCTGGTTGATTGGTAGTTTTGAATTGTCCATATATCACCTAAAACCTTAATTTAACTTTTTCTAACACGCTTTGGACGTGATCCGCCTAATGGTCTAAATGCATCAATAACTAAGCCTACGAGCTCCATACCATCTTCAAATTCAATAATATTGGGATGGAAGTTGGGGTTTAATGCTTGCAAGTATTTGCGCTGGTCGCTTTCAATTACAAGCTTCTTAAAGGTTGCGTCTGAATTATTTCTAACAACGATGAGGTCATCAGCGATTAGATCGCAAACTTGATAGTTTGGATTAACTAAAATGTAGTCTCCCTCTTCATATCTAGGGGAATTACTTACTCCAACTACTCTCAAATAAAAACAACCATCTGGATCATCTGCACTAAGTGGTGGCAACCATTCATTTATTTTATTAGGATCGATAGCTTCTACTGATGTCATTGTCCCTGCCTGCACCCAAGAAAGAACGGGAATTAGTTTTTTAGTTATAGGCTCAACATTATTGTCAAACTTACTGACAATTCCTTTTTTTAGCTCTTCTGCGGTAACACCAAGTGCGGTAGCCAGCTCAAGTATAGAGCCTGTCGATTTGGCATTCCCTGTTTCGAGATCAGAAATTACAGATTGTTTGACACCTGACTTCATAGCCAGTTCTTTTTTGAACTATTTTGTAATGCTAGTACTTTTAAAGATAGACAAGCACCTGGTTTTTTAAATAGAGCAAAAGATTCATTTTTTGTACCTTATGTAGATTTATTTGATATCCCCGAAGTTGTGCAAACACTTGCTGATGGTCTAAAAATTCATAATGAGACACCCGATGAAAATAAAATTAAAATATAAATAGCAATTGAGGTGTAGGATAGAGTCGTATCTTGAATTGGACTTGTAATGAAAATATGTATTGGTGGTGATCTTAATGGATAAGTGTAGAGAAGAGTTTGAGAAGCAAAAGTACTGGATTGGGCTATTTAGAGACGCGGTTGATTTTGATGAGGAGCTTGGTCGATATGTTTTAAACGGTCAAAGAAAGCTTTACGCATTTCACCTCGATTCATTTAACGAGAAATGGGCAATTTGGCAGGAAGCATGGCAGCACCAGCAAGCGAAAGTAGTGGAATTGCAAAAGCGTTTAGATGGGGCATTAAAGGAGACTCAATATGCTTTGCAGTATGTTGAAGGGGACATGCGCGGCAATCATGAATTTCTACAAATGGCAATGATTCGAACCTTTAAAGCTTTAGAGCAAGTGCTCAATGGTGGTGAGCCTAAATGACATCAATGAGCCTTGCTGATTACCGCCTTACATGCCCGAAAGTTCAAAAGAAAAAGGGTCGAAACAAGTTTAATGCTTCGAAAATTAAATTGGATGGAATGACTTTTGACAGTACTAAAGAATACAAACGGTATATCGAGCTAAAGGCTCTACAACAACGAGGTGAAATTAAAGAATTGCAGCATCACACAAAATTTGAATTGGCACCGAAGACAAAATTAGAAGGGGAGAAACGAGCTAAACCAGCACTTAGATATTTTGCCGATTTCACTTATTTCACGACAGCAGGTGAATACGTTGTTGAAGATGTGAAGTCTATAGCTACACGCAAGCTACCGAGTTACCGAAATAAGAAACACCTGATGAAAACAGTTCACAATATTGATGTGAGGGAAGTTTAAACATGAATGCAAAAGTTAATAACAAGACAATGGATTGGTCTAAACGTTCTGCTCATCAATGGTTGGAACAATATGGTCTATGGGTAAGATCAACAAAATTTAAAGTTTCTGCTAATCCTTTAGCATGTCTAATTGACCAAAATGACACAACTAGAATTAGATCAAGTAAGGTCTCTATGCCATGCGAAATTGAAGATTATGAGGCAGTTGAAGTAAGCAAACTCTTGGCTAAAATGCATAACGATAATAGGGAATTTTTACAAGAAAGGGCTTGGTTTTTAATACTTTATTATGAAAATAATTGGTCGTATCTAACAATTGCTAATGTGCATAGATGTAGTAAAGCAAAGGTACGTGCTGAGATTGATAAAGGCTTGGCATATTTGGATGGAAAAATTGAGGTGTTGCAATCTTGACAGTGCAGCACACTTGGTTTAGATTTGTGATATGGTGGGACGAAGTTATAAGCGTTGCACCAAAATGTTTTAAAAGCTCTCCAATCGGTGAGCTTTTTTTGTATTTGATATTACTTTTAATGTAACTAGTTTTTAATTTTCTTGATTCATAAAAAATAATATTTTATAAAATTTTTAAAACAAGACTAATTTGGGATGAAATTTTGGCTACTTATATTCCTGACCTAGAACAAGAGGAGGAGTCTTTGATTACAGCAAAGATTGAGTCAGAGATAGAAAAATTAAAAAAAAGAATGGATGAATACATGTTCGTGTATGTAAATGATGAAAAGAATATAAATTATAAGGTTCAGATAGAATCTTCAATGAAAAGCTGATCTTCTAGTTATATTCTGCCTTCGGACAAGATTTATTTAGTTTCTCTAAGCATTGATTTAGGCGGGGCATTAAATTTTATGTGCTAAGATTACCTGAATAAATTTTGGGTTACAAAAATGAATATCTGTGTTGGTGGTGAGTTAGACGGCCAGAAGATTGAAAAAGAAGGTCGTTTGTTAAAAGCTTCTGAAATCGACCCAACATTCACAACTGAGTACTACAAGCAGGTTTTTAACCGCGACAACATCAATTATCATTTTTGGCTTCCAATAGGATCCAACTTGCACGAAATGTCTGAGCGAGTTTTGGATATTTTGAGAGCACCTAAAAAATAAGCATAAAGTATATTGTAAATACATATTCTAATTTGTATGATGTATCACAAATACTGCGCTGAAAGTTTTTGTTTTTGTGACCCGTTTCTTTTTTTGAAGCGGGTTTTTGATTTTAAAACCCCACTCGCTTAGGAAGCTTTGCGAGTTTACTTGCCGGACGGATTACGGCGCAAATGGCCCCGCTACATACTAGTTATTGGCGGGGCTTTTTATTTTATTAATTTGATGATTTAGTTCTCGATAGTAAATAATTTACTATTGAGAACTAAGTATTTGAAAAATAAAATAAATTTGATAATTAACCTATGAATTAGTATAATAAATAAACATTAACTAATTTAATTGGTGAAAATATGCCATTCGAAAGAAAGACAGGGTATAAATTGAAGTTTATCAATGAAAATGACTTTGAAATTATCTGCCTAGACTGTAACGACACCAATACTGTGAGACAACAACTTAAAGATGCTGGATTTGTTACAGATATTAATTCAGTAGATGAAAAGGATGAATACCATCTTCAAAAGATTATTGGAGTAACAAGTAGCAAGGAAGACTTGATTGCATTACTAGATAATTGGTTTGATTTGTTAAACAGTATGGAGGTTACAGCCTACAAAGATTTTGATTAAAAAATGATAGTAATAAAAACCACTTTTGCAGTGGTTTTTTTATGGGTGAAATATGGATGATAAAGAATACTTCTGGCTTACAAGAAAAAAAGAACCTAAAACAAAACCCAAAAGTAGACCATTGCCTAAAGCTACTCAAAAGTACTTAGAGGCTGAAGAAGAATTTACTCAAGCTTTGGATAATCTGGAAATTAAATACGAAAAGAAATTCCAGTTTAAATCAACAAAGCATTGGCGTTTTGATTTTCATTTAATTGAACATCGTATTTTAGTTGAAATTGCTGGCGGTCCTTGGTCTGGTGGTCGAAAGGGTAAGCTGGCAACAAAGGCGTGGAGTATGGACCGTTACGATGTTGCTGAATCAATGGGATATACCGTTGTTCGGTTAGAGGCAGTACCAAGATTTAAGATTAATGAATCTGGTCCATTGCAGATCCAAGCTCATTTCGCTAGCCAATGGCTTAAAAATTTAAAGAGGCAAATATTTAATGGATCAGATCAGACCATTTCCTCCAACTGATTTTATAGACCAAGCAGATGAAGAGGAAGCGATACGCATAGTACCTGCGCCTGATTTAAAAAACTGGGTAGTTGCTAATTACTTAACTATTGGTGGACCTCTTTATAACCCCGATCATGATCACATAGCTGAGCTGCTTCACGATAATGAAGAATTTTTAGCATTTGCTTGGGCCTCTTCTGCATATAAAAGCAAGCAGGCGATGGTGCTGGGGCAATGTGAAAAAGTCATGTTCAATGTTGGTGGATGGCGTAAGGCCAGACAAGAGCAACAGATGCGAGACTGGTTCGGCTTTGTGCCAACATACTTAATAACTGTCGATGCTTCTTTCTGTGAGCGTGCAAATGATACAGAGTTCTGTTACTTGCTTGAACATGAGCTTTATCACATTGGAGTGATGAGAGACGAGGACGGAGAAATTGTTTATAGCGATAGTTCTGGTCTTCCTAAGCACTATCTTGCAGGTCATGACGTTGAAGAGTTTATTGGCGTAGTTAAACGTTATGGCCCAAGCAAAAATGTTAAGCGACTTATTGAAGTCGCAAAGAATCCGCCGTTTGTTTCGAATCTTGATATTTCAAAATGCTGCGGAAACTGTGTAATCAATTGAGCCTAATGGCTCTTTTTTTTGCCCATTTTGTTATACGTAGTTATACGATGAGGAAGTTATGGCGACACTAAAAGAGCCTGTGAAAATCTTTATAGTTCAGTCTCTTGCTTGTCGTGATACAC